CATTTTGATGACATCATCGAAATCATTTGAGTCATCGTTAACGCTTGCTAGTCCGTCAGCATAATCGCTGTCCAGCCCCACCACTTTTAAGAACTTTTTAGTTGGCATACCTTCTGAATGCCAGCGTTCCTTAGGGTTTTCTTCTAGACATTTTTCAATATCTAACAAGACCCCTAAGCAACAATAACGTGAACCATAGGAATCATCTTCAAACATTAATGAGCCAGTTCCCTGCTCATACTCTCCTGACTTGAGTGCATCAAGCCATCTGGTCTTCACACTTTTACGCATTTTCATTCTCCTCTTCCAATTTGTACTCGTATATTCTATCATTATTATATCTACCGATCACATTATGTGACCCATGCTTTTTCTTGCGTAGGTTCCTACACAATGCTGAGATAGAGCCTTGCCTATCGTAACCTGTACGGTTACTAAGCTCCTCTACTGTGACCCAGTCACCTTCTCTTAAGATTTCAAGGATTTCTCTTGTCCTCCCTTTCAAGTTAGTGGTCATTACAAAGGGCTTTAAGACAAAGCCATAATCAAATTCACCTTGTGACATACTCATTCTCCTTTTTCTAACCAAGTTTTTATAAACAAAACAAAACATAGAGGATACACAAGACAGAAGATACCCCCTACCATAAGCACCATAACCCAATCGTACCAGATCATGACCCTGCCACCAAGCATACAGCATAGAAGGATGCACACATTAGTAAGCATACTGCAAACGCTTTTATATATGATACGTTCATGATCTTGCCCACCTCTGTTTAGTGACACTAACTGAGTGAGGCTCATACTTACGCGTCGGTAACATCTTAAGAGGTGATGCACCTACAACACTACGCCAGTCCCACTTAGTGAAGACACCGACAGCCTCATCCAATGACTGACACACTGACGCACCACCCTTGCGAGAATGCACGTAATACAGCCCCTCCATAGTCTGGTCAATCGTACCAACCAGCTCGCTATCAAACAACACCTTCTTACGAAAGCGCCCGTCCCTTACTAACTTTATATTCATGATTCATATTCCTATTTAGTGCCACTAAATGGCATTGTAACTGGGAAACAACCACGCGAAAGCGCCTCGCAAATCATGCAAGGCGGCTTAAGCTCTGGTTGGGTTGGTGTTACTTTTTAGGTAACTCAGCTTGTAATTTAGTAAGAGCACCCTCAACATATTCGTGCCAACCATTATCTAACTTTTTAGTATCTTTTAGAATTGTTTTAAACAATGCTTTCATTTTTGCTTCTTTATCTTCTGGTTTAAAAGCTTTACGCATATCTTCCCATGTTTTGAAATCATTGAACTTATTCCCTGCTAGTACACTTCGTTTGGCTTCACTATAAGCTGTTGAAACAGCAGGAGGTGCTGAAACACCATCAACAGTCTGTGTTTTCTCACTATCTTCATTCCAAACTTTATAAGTATAACCCTCAGTATCGTATACATTTTGTTTAAAAGTGGATAGCTTGATACCAAGGTCCTCAGCTTTTTTAAGTTCTGCTATTAAGGTGATTAAACTACATTGCTTAGTCTCAGTGGCTTCTTTTGTAATATCCGAACTCTGAGATAGACCACGTGTTGCGTTTACTGCTGTTGTATAATCAAAAGTCATTTTAATAATTCCTATTTAGTGCCACTAAGTGGCGATTGAGTTGTTGCGAACCATTCGCAAGTAGGAAAACAGGTGTATTCCTATAATGTCACTATATAGATTTATTCAGGTAGGAGGTATGTTATTATTGCATAGCCGGGCTGCGTAGAATGCATAGCTACTTGGCATAGTTCTTGCATATGCAATAGACGGGCCAACAAAGTATATGCAAGTACTGTGCCATGTTGTTGAGAATGATTCGCATTATCAAGGGCTTAGTGGTTGAGCTGGCTAGCTGCGAATGACTCGCACTTGCAATTCAGTCTGGAAAGACTGTTGAGAATGCGAATGACTCGCAAGTAGGAGAAGTTGCTACTGAGAATCACTCGCAAGTGGACTGGGGAGAGCAGGGGTGCGGGGTCTCCAGAGTTCTTTTTCACACGACCTGACATTATCCTATAGAAATTCTAGAGTTGGAAAAGACACAAATAGTTCTTGACAGTGCGGCAAGAAGCGTGTACCCTATACTCTATAGTACTACTACATACTGGGGAGCGGCCTTAGAGTACTCTAGAGTATGACTACTACTATTACTAATATATAAGACTAAGAGTACTCTATAGTACTTGCTGCCCCTTAAATTATAATTAATAGCTTGACTTCTTTATGTCTTTAAGGTATAATAGTAGTATGATTAGAGCAATCTTTATCTTTATGTCTATAGTTGTAGTTAGCGGCAGTAGTTACGCTGAGACTATATGTAAGTCTCCTTTCATTGATTTAGTACATGTAATGGAAGAGAAATACCCTACATCGTCTAATCATCTTATGAATCCAGTACAAAGTAAACAGTTTGTCAGAGCGTACAACAACATGCCACCTAAGACTAACTTCACCTCTGACTCTGTTGTTATGTACACTAAACCTGCTGAAACTAAAGTTTTGTTTGTCTTAATTAAAGAGTTGTGCATACAGACTTGGACACAGTTAACATCCCAGCAATTTAACTTTATGATGCAGAGGGCAACAAGCATTGAGTAACATAATGAAAGATAACGTAGGACGTTACCGTACTCAATCTCTCTTTAGAGAGTTCTACGTACATACTTCTACAGGCTTAGCACCTATATGGACTTTAAAGGATGAAGACCCTCAAGGGGAACTCCCTAGCCTCAAACGTATCTATCTAGACTATGAAGACCCTACTGAGTATAGTTTTGCTATGGCTACCTTCGGTAACTGGCAGCACTGGCTCAAGATAAAGAACTCTAAAGCTATTCAACTTTACATAGAAGATTGGCCTATAGAACTAGAGGTACGTCTTAAAAGTAAAGGTATCTTAGGAGTGGCTGCCGAGTTAACTGGTAAGAATGCCTTCAGTGCAGCTAAGTTCTTAGCTAACAAAGGATGGCAGGACACAGCCAGTAAACGAGGCAGACCCTCCAAAGAAGAGATTGCAAAGGAAACAAAGATAGCTGCCAAGCTCCAAGAGGAAGTCTCTGATGACATGGCACGTATAGGTTTGTCTATTGTCTCTAACTGATGAGCACGTTAACATACGGAGTGCAGCTGAGTCAGACTTAGTTACATTCATTAAGTTAGTATCTCCTCAGTCTATCTTAGGTAGTCTACACGTAGAGTTATGTCAATGGTGGACACGCCAAGAGTCTAAAGCGTTACAGTTATGTCTTCTACCACGGGACCATCAGAAGTCTCGTATGATAGCTTACAGAGTAGCTTGGTACTTAACAAAGTATCCAGACCATAGAATTTTATATATAAGTGCTACAGCTAACCTAGCTGAGAAACAATTAAAGTTTATTAAAGATATCCTTACCTCTACAATCTATATGAGGTACTGGCCTGAAATGATTAACGTAGAGGAAGGAAAGCGTGAAAGATGGACAAACAATGAAATCTCTGTTGACCATCCTCTCAGGAAGAAAGAGGGTGTGCGTGATCCTTCGATCTTTACAGCTGGACTTACAACATCAATCACTGGCCTACATTGCGATGTGGCAGTCTTGGACGATACAGTTGTTCCAGAGAATGCGTACACTGATGAAGGCCGTAACAAAGTTAAGACCCAGTACTCTCTACTCTCATCTATTGAGGGTGCTGAAGCGAAAGAGTGGGTAGTAGGTACTCGCTATCATTCAAAGGACTTATACAATGATCTTATGGAGATGCAAGAAGAACTATTTGATGATGAAGGAAACATTGTTGACTACTCTCCACTCTATGAGAAGTTTGAGAAACAAGTTGAAAACAGGGGTGATGGAACTGGTGAGTTCTGTTGGCCCAGACAGCAGCGCTCTGATGGTAAGTGGTTTGGTTTCGATCGTAAAATTCTAGCACAAAAACGTGGCAAGTACCTAGACCGTACCCAGTTTTTTGCTCAGTATTACAACAACCCGAACAACCCTGAGGGTACAGGTATTACTCCTGATAAGTTTCAATACTTTGAAAGGACTCACCTGACTAGACAGAAAGGTTACTGGTTCTACAAAGGACAGCGCCTTAATGTCTTTGCTGCTATCGACTTTGCGTACTCACTAAACAAAAGGTCTGACTCAACAGCTCTAGTAGTTGTAGGCATAGACCCTAACCATAACTACTATGTCTTAGATATAGAACGGTTTAAGTCTGAAAAGATCAGTGAGTACTACGCTTACATCCTACGAGCCTTTGTTAAGTGGGACTTTAGAAAGCTAAGAGCTGAGGTAACAGCAGCACAGAAAGCTATTGTACAGGAGCTAAAGAACTCCTACATCAAACCTAACGGACTATCTTTGTCGATAGATGAACACAGTCCTAACAGGCATGGTGGTTCTAAAGAGGAACGTATCAGGTCTATCTTAGAAGCTAAGTATGACAACCTATCTATCTGGCACTACCAAGGAGGTAACTGTCAAATCTTAGAAGACGAGTTAACACAGGAGCATCCTCCACACGATGACGTTAAGGATGCCCTAGCTTGTGCCATTGAAATAGCTATACCACCTAGCCAGATGCATATGAACAGTAACGGACCACAAAACAATATAGTATACCACAGTAGATTTGGAGGAGTATCAGCGTAATGGCAACACGTAAATCATTAACATCAAGAGGGTACACCTCTGTTCAAGCTGGTCCTTCAAGTACTAACAAGTTCCTTAATCCACCACGTTTTGTTGAAGAATATGAAACAGTTGCTCAAGGTGTGGCAGCAGCTCAAGACTTACGTACAGCTAAGAATGCTGTAGGCCCAGCTGCTCAACCGCTACGTCCTAGAGCTAGAGTAGAGGAACAACAGATTAGTGAAGGGTATACTCCTAGTCGTGCTGACATGCCACAAATGGATTTATCATTAGTGTCTGATGAAATAATAAGTGAAAGAGCTGCTTCTCAAAGAGCTAAACTAGATGGCGCTCCTTTAAGTTTTGGTTTGATGACATTATTTACTCCTCCTATGATATCAATGGCAACTGGAGCAGCTACTAGTTCTATGTCAGGCAGTGTTGAAGCTCTTGAAAAAGAACAAAAGACTAGGGAAGTTGAAACAATAATTAATAAAAAAACTGCTAGAGAAACTTTTTCAAGTAAGATAAGTAAAGCTCTTACCCCTAACTTTGACTTTGACTTTGACTTTGATATAGTTGAAGGAGTAAAGGAAGGTGTTGACACACTTGATAAAGCTTATCAAGAATTAGTAAACCCTAGTAGGACAACTAAACAAGAACGTGAACTACGAAATAGGCAAAACTTTGAAGGTAACCCTAACCCAACTAATTATGAACGCTTTGGACCCTTTTCAGAAAGCATGGAAAGGACTACTACAACTCCAGAGGAAGTCTACGATACTTTAAGAAATGCTGGAATAGCCGCACCTAACTTAGGTTTACTTGCTCCTAACATAAATTTAGCTCCAAAAGCAAAAGCATATAAAGTTAGTAAAGTTTCAAGAAATCCATTTAACATAAACAGAGTAAGAGTATCTTATGAACCACCAGTTTTACAAAAAGCAAAACAAAACGCTCAAGCAGTTACGTTAGCACAAAAGCAGCAAGCTAACGATGCTATTACAGCAGGAAACTACGGATCATCTGGTAGTGATGAAAGCGGAGGTTTTGATTCAGGTGTAGATGATAGCGGTCAAGCAACTGGTCAAGATCAATATGATTAACTTAACAGGTAATAAATAACATGGCTGGACGTACGTTAGATTTTGCAGAGTATATTGGGACACCAGATGTTCTAGCTAATGCTATTGGAAACAAGTACCTAGAGTGGGCTAACCAACGTAGGTCTTGGGTAGAAGACAAGAAGGAGCTACGTAACTACGTCTTTGCTACAGATACAACAAAGACTTCTAACGCTACCT